CGCTGGGCCGCTGGCACGTATCCCACCGGGATGCCGTCGCCGCGGTAGCAGATGAGGTCCTGGACGTAGGCGGCTTCCTCGGGCGGCATCGCCCGGCCCTTCCACTCGTCCAGCATCGCCGAGTACACCGTGCCGTAGGGCCGGGACTTGTTCAGCTTCTTGGTCTTGCCGTCGTCGCAGAACTCATCCGGTGCCGCGCCATTCTTCGGTTTCAGCGCCATCGTCCCCTCCTTCAGCCAATGGATTGATCGAACGCCGAGTTGATCGTCACGATACCCGACGGCTGCAGCAGTGCAAAGTACCACCCCGCCGGCAGGAGCACGGTGATCGTGTTCTTCGTGGTCTGCGTCACGCCGAGCGCAATCGCGAGCGTCCCGGTGAGCGAGTTCTCGTAGCTACCGATCAGCGTCCCGGTGCCACTCGCGACCCCGCTGGTCGCTCCGATGTATAGGTCCGCCTGGTTCGTTGTGCCAGTGGTCAGTGACAGCGAGGCGACCGAGGACAGGTTGACCGTGACGAGCGACGCCTTCGTGCTGGTCGTCGCCTGGTACGCGGTCGAGTAGCTCAGAGTGCGCGCGGTTGGCGTGCCCGGCGCGTTGACCGAGAGTGTGCCGGAGTTGAACGCGAGCCCGGCGCCGACCGAACACTGCACCGGCACAGCGCTCGCACCGGAGTTGTTGCAGAGGAAGGTCGAGTCCGCGATCGCGGGCGAGAGGACGGTCGAGATGTTCGCGTCGAGGGTGGCGAGCGATACGAATCCCTGGCCGATGGTCTGCTGGGAGACGTAGATGCCCTGGACGGTCTGCGCGATGGCAGGCTGGAGCAGCAGACCGAGCAGGGCGAGTGCGGCGAGGGTAGAGCGGAGGAGGTGCTTCATAAAATTTAGTCCCATAGGAAGTTGCCGCCTCCTACAGTGCCGGTCGTGATGTACACCAGCGCTCCACGGTAGCGTACTCCTACGCCGGCCGGACCGGGGGTGAGAATCTGCCCGGGCGCGGTGGCGGTGCCATTCATCAAGGGGTTCGTGACGGTCGACGTGCCAGTGCCGGTGATCACAGTCACCACGTCGTATACCGTGATGCCCATCGCGGCGGTCCCGGTGGAGGTTGCCGTGTAGCCGTAGAACACCCCCGGAGTCGCCGGCGCTGCCTGGCCAGGCGCAGGACCGGCCGGCGGCCCGGGGTTGATGGTGGCCGTCCCGACGGCCGTGCCGTTCGGGGTGTAGTTGCAGTTACCCTGGTAGAGCGGGGGCGGCACGGCTCACAGCCGGTCGAGCATGTTGTTGCGTTCGACGAAGCCGCCCACGTCGTCGTAGAAGGCGTCGTTGTGCTCGCGGGTGTACTGGTCGTCCGTCTGCAGCAGCTTCTTCTTGTCGAAGCCCTTGCGCAGCGCCGTCGGGTTGATGTCCTGGGTGCGGTCCCCGGCCGCGAGCGCCGTGGGGAAGCCGCCGCCGACGTTGAGGCCCATGCGGCGGATGTCCGTCATCTCCTGGTCTTCGATGTCCATGCCTGGCGGGAGGCCCGTGAACATCACCGCGTTGTTCATGTAGCGGGAGTTGACGTCCCCGCCCGCGCGGCCTTCGCGCCCGGGCGTGCCCTTCTTCGCACGCGCCTCGGCGTCGGTCACCCACCCTTGCCGGTCTTCCTCGTTCTTCGAGTCGTAGTCCGGATAGGTGACCTGGAACTTCTCTTGGACGATGTTCGTCATCGTCGCTTACTGCCCGCGTGGGTTCCTCGGGTTCAGGCCCTTGGTGCCCATGTAGTTCGTCTCGCGCGGCCGACCGACGTCGGTCTTGCGGGACATCTGCGAGCCGCGCTCACGCGGCGCCCAGCCGTCGCCCGGGTAGGACATCCCGCGGTCGAACACGACGAGCTGCTCTTCGCGGATGTCGCAGTTCTCCTGGTCTTCGATGTCCATGCCTGGCGGGAGCGAGAAGGTCATCGCGTTCACGCCGAACTCGAGCGCCTTCTTCGTGATGTAGCCGGAGTTGCGCACGCCGACGAGCTCGTTCCCGGCAAGCTCTGCGGAGTCGGGCAGGACTTCCAGGTCCGCGAGCGCCTGGTTCTTCATCTCGTGACGCTTCTGCGCGCGCGCGTTCGCCGACTTGATGACGTCCACGTGCGTCGGGGCTTCCCCGCCGTACACCTCGGTCGCCAGTTGTTCGGGCGTGATCTGCGGGGTCTCGTACATGCCCCGCTTCGCCTGGTTCAGTTTCGCCATCGAGTTCTCCTACACCGTGAGTCCGGCTCCGGTGTTGATCTGATAGTCCACAGAGCAGGCGGTGACCGCCGTCGCATCCGTGCCCGACACACAATACACGAGCGAGCCTTGCGGGATCGGGATGCCGCCGTAGCCTTGGGTGCCGGTCGTGGTGTTGAGCGCGTACTGGTTGTAGACGTTCAACTGTCCGGCCGTGCCCGCGCCTCCCGCCAGGAACGGACCGTAAGTCGCAGTCGAGAGCGCCGCGGTCGAGGTGGCGGAGGTGTTCTGGATCACGATCACGCTGATCTGCTGCACGCTCGCCGTGCCGTTGTAGGTGCTCGTGGACAGCACCTGCTGCAGGAGGTTCAGCGAGTAGAGGACCGCGTTCGCGAACGCGACCCACTTCGCCGTGACTCCACCGGAACCGGCAGCCACCGATCCCAAGGCCAGGCTCTGGCGGACCTGGTAACTCGGGTCGGAGAAGGTGGGACGGACGGCTAGTGCCATGAGGCGTTCCCCTTTACAGCGGGACCTGCGCGCCGAAGGCCGGCGTGAAGTGCACGACCGGGATCACGGTCGCGGTCGCGTCCGTGCCGTTCACGAAGTACAGCACGTCCCCCACTTGCATCGGTAGGCCGCCGAGGCCCGCATTCGCGCCACCGGGGGGTGCCACGCTGAAGGTCGCCGAGCCCCACACCTGGGTCGTGTTCGTGCCGCCCAGGGTGTTGAGCGAGTACGGGCCCTGCACGCCGCCCGCCACACCACCGCCGATGCCGCCCACGTTCACATTCGCGCCCGTGGTACCGGTGCCGCCGACTACGAACCCGAGCGCGACCGCCCCGATCGTGGTCGTGGCGAGCGCGACCGTCGCGGTCGAGGTGTTAGTGATGTAGATCGCGTAGAGGGACGTCGCTGGGGTGGTAGACGTGCCGTTCACCGTGTAGGTCGAGGTGCCGGCGGCGAGTGTGCAGAAGGTGACCCCCCACACGGTGAGCGCGCAGTGCGCGTAGAACTTGCCGGTCAGCGCGCCCGAGCCCGCCGCGTTCGCCGCGAGGATCGCCGACTGGCGCGCGATGTAGGACGGGTTGTCGTAGGCAAAGCTGCCGTAGACCTTGTTGGTGTTGCCTTGATTCTGCGTAGCCATATCGGTGAACCTCTGCCCGCCTCCCGGGCGCTAACATCTGACCGCGGGGGGAAGGCCTAAGCCGCGGAGTCCCACTTCACGATGCGCACGTTGATCGCCAACGTGTGCACGATGCCGAAGCCGCCCAGGTAAAACCAGGCGATACCCTTGGACCGTCCGTAGTCGGACGGGATCTTGCCGCGCATCTCCTCGGGCACCGCGATCGCCTCGGCGACCGTGTCGTTGCCGAAGAAGAAGATCCAGTCGGACTGCCCGTTCGTCCACGGCGTGGTCGTGATGCCGTCCGTGCCGGTGCCCTTCGGGATGTTCGTCTGCTCGATGTAGCGGGTGTTCTCGTACCGGCCGACCTCGGCGTTCATGATCAGGTTCATGCCGGTGTCGGAGTACTGGTGGATGCCCTCCAGCGCGTTCTTGAAGGTGCGCAGGGTCGTCGGCCAGGCGATCGCGTAGTAATCGTCCGCGATGTAGGCCGGAATGTTGCGCTCCTTCATCGCATCGGTGATCGCCTTCGCGTGCGCGTTGGAGTAGGCGATCGAGTTGGTGCCCGTCACGGTGCCGTTCGTGTACAGCGTGACCGCGGTGGGCGAGGTGCCGCCGACCGGGATGACGCGCAGGAGCGTCTGGTTGAACTGGCCCCAGCCCAGGCGGTCCAGGAACTTCACCGTGTCGTTCTTCAGGACCTTCTTGATCACGTCCTCGACGGGGAACTTCGACAGGTTGTCGAGCTTGCCGGAGTACGGGATCGAGTTCGCGCCCTCGGTCACGGTGAGGGTGCCCTGGGTGATGGTGAAGTTCGTCTCCGGGACCGTGTTGGTCTCGGTCAGGACTCCGCCGGGCGTTGCGACGTCGGAGAAGACGTCCCACGTGAAGGTGTCACCCTTCTTCTTGCCCTGCTGGGAGATGTCGTGCACGTCCGCGAACTGGCGGAATTTCACCAGCGGTTGCACCGTGGCGCGCAGGACGTTGGAAAGCTGTCGGCTGTAGAAGAACCCGCCGAGGGTGTTGATCGACCAAACTTGACCGGCCATGCGGTGACTCCCCGTGAGTCACCGATGGCGGTCAATGACTCACTTGCGAACGGGCCCGTGTACGACTGCGCGAGGTTGGTGACGCGCGCGAGCGATCGCTTGTATGTCGCTCTGCACATCCCCGGCCTCGTCTTCGTCCACCTTCTCCTGCCGGCGTTCGCCTGCTGGGGTCGGTCGACGAAGCGCTTCCGCTTTGCGGCGCGCCTTCTCCGAGGGTCCGCCAGCACCGGCGGTGAGCCCGTAAGTGTCCTTCAGCTCCCGGCGAATCTGATCCCCTACACGCTTCAGCCGCGTCTTGGGCGGCATCGTCGGGTTCTGTGCGGCTAAGGCCGCGTCCAGTTCCCCTGCGTAGGACTTCATCGCCTGGTGCTTCAGTTCTCCTGCGTACTCGCCCTCGAACCAACTCACCGCTTCACGGAACGTCACACGCGAATCAAACCGCTCGTCCAGAGCCCGCAGCACGTCGGGAGTCACCGCCGATGGCGCCGCGGCTTCGTCAAGCTCTGCTAGCTCGTCGATCGCCTGCTCGTCCCCCATCGCAACGCGCCTCAGCAGCTCTTTGCGACGGGTAAGACGTTCCTTCCTCGTCCGGTCCGCCTCTGCCGCCTCCTCCGCGGAAGGTGCAGACCGTGTTGCCCTTTTAACCGTGTCTGTGGCGGTTTGCAAGTACTCGTCGGCACTTTCGACCTTCTGCGCGGTCGCGCGGATCTCGGCGAGCGTGCGCCACTGCGCCTTGCCGTTGACGAGCAGGCGGTACTGCTTGACGCCGTCCACGATCCGGACGTCGTCAGCGCCGGCCTCCCTGGCGGCATCGTCAGCTTCCTCCTCGCGCTGGTCGTTGCGAGGCCTATCCCCTTGCTCCTCTTCGGTTTCTTCCGCCTCCTCGCCCTCCCCGGTCGCGGCGCGCGCCATCGCGCGTGCGTTCACCTGCTCCTCGGTGAGCTCGTGGTCCTCCCACATCTCGTCGGTGAGTTCCTCGTCGTCCCTGTGGTCGCCAGCGGTCTCGGCCGAGTCGGCGATGCCTTCGAGTCGCGCCAGGCGGTCGGCGTTGCGCGCCTGGTTCGCCTGGACCGCACGCTCAGCGGCCGCGCGGCGCTGCTCTTCGTCCGTCGGGACGGGTTCATCGGGTGGCATCGTGTTCCTCCTCTAGGATTTGCAGATCCGCACAGCCTTGATCGTACGCCTCTTCCAACCATTCACAGAACTTCGAGGCGCGCCAGATTTCCCCCTGCAGCGCGACGCGCTCGGCCACGGTGAGCTTGTGCGCGTTCTCGACCAACTTCACCGTCGCCGCGTCTGACTCGCGCTGCGCGCGCGCCTTCATGTACTGGCCGATGTCGGACTTCCAGAAGTCCTCGATCAGTTCCTTCAAAACCACCGAGCGCACGCGCGGGTCGTTCGGATCAAGTCCCAGCGGCATAGGATCACGCCGCCGGCTGCGCGCCGGCTTGTGGCTGCTGTTGCGCCTTCATCGCCATCTGCTCGGCGCTCGCGCGCTGCGCGTCTTCCTGCATGTCCTGCGCCATCAAGTGCTCGGCGTAGAGGTGCAGGCTTTGGTGCTTGTCTTCCTTGTCGGCGAGGACGAGCTTGACCAGGGCGCCGAGGCGCGCGGTGTGCAGCTTCACCACGTTCGACTGACTCTTGTCGCGCGCCGACATCTGCAACTGCTGCAGCTTCGCCATGAGCGCCTTGTTCGTCTGCGCGAGCTTGGCGAGCTCGGGGTTCTGCTTGAGCGTGAACCGCTCGCCGTCCTGGTAGCCGGTGAGCGCCATCAGTTCCTTCCACACCTCCTCAAGGTTCACCCCGGGCGGCTGGGACTTCGCGATCTGTGCGAACGCCATGCACGCCTGGATGAACCGCCGGCCCTTCTGGACCGGATCGGTCGCGCCCATGCCCATGTTGACCGCGACGGTGAGTTCGGCGTCCAGCAGCTCGTCGGTGATCGCATCGATCCCGTACTTCTGATAGGCCTGCGCCTTCTGGCCCGCGATCGCGAGGATCGTCTTGTCGGTTTCGTAGTACTGCTCGAGCAGCACCAACATCTCGACCAGCGGCCGCACGCCGGTCTCCGAGAAGGTGAGGATCGAGTACTCGGTGAGCATGTTGGCGCCGGACTGCATCCGCGCCACGGACTCCGCCGGCTGGCGGGCGTTACGCTGCGCGGCCATCCCTTCGGGGTTGAAGTTGCCGGCCAGGTCATCGAAGGCCTGGGAGTTGCGGTCTTCCTCAAGGTACGCGCCGGAGGGGATGTCCTGGCGTTCCATCTCGCGCACGTCCGCCGCGATGTCATCGGCGAGCACGACGCGCCCCGGCACGTTACGCACGAGCGCGGGGATGTCCACGTTCTTGCCGCGCTTGGCGAAGAACCCCGGGTTGATCGCGAACTTCACCGCATCGAGGCGGGAGTTGCGCAGCTCGTTCGCCTCATCGGCGAGCGGTTTCACGAGGGTCGGGATCGAGGCGGGCATCACCTTGTGCGTCTCGAGCAGCCACAGCCCCATGATGTACGGGCGCTTGCCGTGGAACTCGGTCTCTTCCAACGGCGCGGGGTCGGTGAGACGGTGCTCGGAGCGCAGCGTGTACCACTCGTAGTCGCACCCGGCCCAGCGGTGGATGTGCCGGTGCACCCACACGATGTCGTAGTCGGACACGGTGCGGGCTTGGGTGTCCGGGTCCATGCGCGGCTGGTGACGCGAGGCGCGCGTCGAGTCATCCGCGCTGTCTGAGACCGCCGCCGCGGCGTCGATCGTCTTCCACCGGCGCCCCTTCGGGTCCTCGCGCTCCATGCACTCCTTGACGTCGCACCAGTACATCGGGATCAACTGGATCAGGTACGGGGACGTGTTGAGTGGATCCATCCAATCGGCCGACGGATCGAAGCGCATGTTCTCCAGCGGCACGAGCGGGCAGGCCGGCTGGTCCTTGACCACCTTGAGGCCGCGCGACTCGCGCTCGCGGCGCGTGACGTACTTCCAATGCGGATTCCAGATGCAGGCGCCCATCGTCTGCGCGTCCTGGCACCCGCCTAGGAGCGTCTGGAACCAGCGGATCGACTTCGTCAGTCGGTACTGCAGAAGCGCCTGATTAAGTTCCGCTGAGATTCTCTGTCGGAGGTCGCCCTGGTTGAGTCCCTGGATCGAAGTGCGGTCCATGTTCGAGAAAAATGCAGCAGCCGCTGCAGCCTCGTTTTTGCGAATGACCGAGCGGACCTTCGGGACATAGAGGTTGCTCCGCTTCTTGAACGACTCGGAGTTGTAGCGCGAGTCGGCCGGGTGCATGTTGTTGAAGGCGCGCAAGCTATCGTCCCACTGCTTGCGGTAGTTCTGGTCGAGGTAGGTGGTCGAGAACTCGAACGCATCCTTCGCGCGGCCGTCCCAGTCCGGCTCGTCTTCGTCCTCCTGGTCCGGCTCCTCGACCTCGGCGTCCCGCTCCCCATCGGAGCGCGTGGTGTTCCCGCCATCGTTCCAGTTGATGCCGGGCGGCGGCTCGTGGTCCTCGCCCATCGTCCACTGCTCGAGCTTGCGGCCGTGCTCTTCCGGATCCGGTTGCCCGGGCGCGCTGGTGTCGTCGTCTTCGTGTCCCTGGCGGCCGTCATCGAAGCGCCGCCGCCCGCCGGACTCCAGCGGGTTGCGCATCGTCGGTGGCTGCGGGCGGGAGGGCGTCGACTTAGGCACGGGAGCGCTTTCGGGACTGGCGGGCGATCGCCTTCAGCTTACGCCGTCGCGCGACCCGTAGCGCGAATGCGCGCGTCTCCATCCACATCGACTCGGCGCCGTCCTTGTAAGGAGCGTGACCGCGGGCGGGTTGTCGTCGACCTTCAGCCATTCATTCCTCGGCCGGCCAGCCCCCGGGAGGCTGCCAGGCACCCGGCTGGGCCGGTGGTGGTTTCGGAGCCTCCCCTGCCTCCCCCTTGAACTCTGCGATCGCTTTGTCGACGAGCGCGAGGACCTGCATCGCGCGCTTGCCGCCCCCAGTGTTCGCAGCCGCTGAAACATACGTGCGCGCGGCCACGAGCGCAAGGCGGGCGGAGCTCACGACCACTCTCTGTCCGGCTTGGCCGGGATCCAGATGCTGTCGCCGTCCTTGTCGTTCACACGCTCCGCGACAATCAGGTGCGTCGTGCGGATCACGAGCTTGCGCCCGTAGTCGACCACGTCGAGGTCCGTGGGTTGCAGGCCCCACAAGGCGGCGATCTCGGTGCGCAGGCGCCAGGAGCGCTCGGCGAAGTGCTCGGCGGTTTTCATAGTTCTTGGATCCGGCGGTTGTACTCCGTCCAGTTGACCCGCATCGCCGCGGCGGCCGAGCGCTCGATGCCACTGGCCACCTGGTGGCCGTACCAGTACGGCGCATCCAGATCGTCCCCAGGCTCGTCGCAGGAGCCGGCGTAGTGGATGTCGAAGGTGTCGACCTCCTTGTCGGTCACCCCGTCGTCGCGGCAGATCGCCCACTCGACGAGCTCGTGCAGCGCGACCAGGAAGTTGAACTTCCAGTGGCCCATCTCCGAGACCCGGATGAGCATCTCGTCTTTCGTCGTGTCGTACTGCCAGTCGCCCACCGTGTCGTAGCGCTGCTCGGCGTGCTTCACGGTCTCGATCACTATGCGCATAACCCCTGGCCCTCCTCCGGTCAGGTAAATCCCGCGGTCTTCCCCCGTTTCCAGTCCGGACACTTCGCCGGGTTCGCGAGGTCGTACTTGCCGCGCGGCATCGAGAACGCCTCGAGCATCTCTCCCGCAAAGCGCACGGCCGACTCGATGGTCTTCTTGCGCGACTGCTGGCGGTGCGGCGGCAGCACGGCGCCGAACCCGCTCTTGCCGGTCTTCATCGTCACCGCGTTCGCGATGTCGATGTGCCGGATGATCAGCGCCCCGCCCTGGAACCCGACGATCCACGGGTGCCCGGGGTAGTGCTTGTCGAGCGCCTGCGCGACCTCGAGGCCGGCGACCTCGTCGTCCTTCTCGTCCGGCTGGATGCCGCCGCCCTGGCCCTGCACGACGAGGAGCGTGTCCCCGGAGGTGCGGTGGAACTTCGGGTCGTTCGCGACGCTCACTGGTACACGTCCCACTTGAAGGTGCTGTCGTCCTTTACTCCGCAGGACCGGCGCAGCTCGGCGAGCTTCAGGAGATTGTCGAACGCCTTGTTGTGCTCGTAGACCTTCGCGAGCTGCCGTCCCCACAACGCGCCGGACAGGCCGGAGAACAACACGCGAGTGCGCTTCGCGTACTCGGCGTCGGTCTCATCGGCGAACCGGATCGGCTGACTCACGGGGTCGGCGGGCCGGCGGGCGGCCGGTAGATCCCGGTGGTGAGCATGTCGGTCGAGTCAAAGCCGCGGCCGTTCGAGAACTCGTAGATGCGATGGTCGGGCGCGCGAAACTCCGTCCCCCAGGCGCGGATCGCCATCTCCTTCCAGGTGATCTGCCGGAAGGTGACTTGCTTCCCGAGCTTCGGGTTCAGGACTGGGAGCGGCATCAGACTTCCCCTTCGATCTCCATCAGCATCCGCGTGTTCGACTCACGCTCGCGCAGCGTGCGCAATTCTGCCACCACCGCGAGTACTTGGTCAGCCTTTTCACGATCAGGGAGGGCCCGGCACCAGCGCACCAGGCCCTCCAGCTGCTGCTCGGTCAGGTCAAGTCGCGGCACTCTCGTCCGGAACGTCCGCGGCCTTCGGGTCGGAGGTCGTGCTCGACACCGGCACCCACACCGACGGCGCCACCCCGTGGCCGTCGTCGTGGCGCTGGTGGAGCACCCCGTCGAGGAAGTGCAGGAAGAGCGTCTTCACGTAACCGATGGGCGCCTCGACGGCGGTCACGAACTTCGCGAGCGGGGCGAGCGGCTCGGGCGCTGGTGCTTGTTCGGTCATCGGAGGGTCCCTCGGTTTGGTGTGGCCGGAGTCGGAGTAGAAGTCTATCGCACCGTTGGTGACGTTGAAATGGCTGCAACACCCGAACATGACGCGGATGCTGCGGCTGTGGCCTGGCACGTCAACGAACGAGAGCGTGTCGATCGAGGTGCCGGTCGGCGTCCAGGCCGCGCCGTTGGTCTGATACCGGCCGAGGAACGGCGCCCATATCCGGTGATGGTGCGGGGTACGAACGCACCCCGGACAGTCGAACTCGATGCTCGTCGCCTCGCCGAAGTCCTCGGTCGACCCCCAGTTCGGCGGGCCGCGGCGCAGCTCCGGGTGCAGCGTCGAGAGGCGCATCAGACCACGTCCGGCTCAAGGATCTGGCTGTCGATGAACTGTGGCGGCTGCGGCTCCATGTCGTAGATGCGGCTCACGGCGTCGATCAGGTCCTTGCGGTCGATGAAGGGGTACATGCTGATCTGCAGCTTGAACCTCACCCAGAGGTCGTAGAGCTTCCCCTCGTGGTCCTGCTGCTCGATTTTACTCGCAATGCGATGTTCGTAACCAGCAGCGAGCATCCGGGCTTGGTAGGCGGTAAAAGTTTCATCATCCGTGGGGTAAGGACCAAAAAAGGCATGGCTTCGGACGTCGGGGAGGAGACGCTGAATGCGGTCATCTTTGCTGCCGGGCCCGTCATGCGGCCACTCTAGCATCACGATCTCGAATTGACAGTCGGTCTCGGTCTTCTGGCGTTCGAGGAAGTAGTCCATGTCCGCCTGGGCCCCGTACACCTCGTAGCCGACCTTGATGCCCTGGACGCCCGGCGCGCGCCGCCACTTCACCCATAGGTCGCGCATGTTCTGCCAGCGCTCCATGAGGTCCATCTGGTGATCGAACCCATCGAGCAGGTACTTCCTCGACTGCTCGTCGATCCCGAGCACCGCCATCGCCGTGTTCGCGCTGTCCTTCTTTTTCGACCTGGCGGGGTCCACCATGATGTAGACCATCAAGGCATCGGGCCGCACCTCCCACTCCTTCAGGTCCTCCACGTTGAACATCCGGATCGTGCCGGCGAGGGGGTTCAGGAGCTGCTGGCAGGCGAGCACGCCTTCTGACTGGGTCTGGACCTTCTGGAGCCACCGCTCCTGCGAGAGAAACACCGGGTACCCGGTCTTCGTGCCGTCGTGGGTCGCCGGGTGCACGCGCTCCTTCCACCCCCGGCCTTTCATGTCGGCGTAGGTGTCGGCGAAGTGGTAGCGGGTGCCCGCGGCCCAGCGCCGGCCGCCTTCCATCCCGAGGTCCTCGGAGAGCGCGACCGCCTCGTTCGTCTTCGTGATCTGCTCAGGCGTTGACACCGACTGCGGTACCACGACGTCGTCGTATATGCGAAGGCGGAAGTGCTTAGCGATGGGCTGGCCTTCTACCAGGCCGTGCGCCTCGATCGTCGCCTCCTTGGGGTTCGACTTGCGCTTTACGATCAGCCCGCCGTCGACCGACCACTGCACGGCATCCCGCAGGGGGTTCTCGTAGAGGATGTCCGGGAAGGCCGCCTTCAGGACCTCGTTCGCCTCAAGCTCCCGCTTGATCTGCGACAGGAAGCCCTTCGAGATCGGGGCCTTGTGGCTGAAGATCCCGATCGTCGTCTCCGGGTCGTTGATGACCTCCTGGATGGAGCCCGCGAAGGTAATGATCGTGGACTTGTAGTGGTCGCGGGCCCAAAGGTCCAAGTGGTTGTCCGGGTCCAGTTCCACCTCGCGGCAGCGCTTGAAGAGCCACGGATCCACAGCGTCAGTGCGGCGCAGGACCTCGGTGAGGAGGTAGAAGCGGTCAGCCCGCGCCAGGCTCCTCACTGCCCGCAGATTCTGCATCCCCCGGTCCATCGCTCGCCAGTGCGCGTGGGCTTGCGGATACGGCAGCCCCAAGAGCCACCGCCTTGCGCTCTTCCTCGCGTCGCCAGAACTGGGTGAGGGTGTCCTCGCGGGCATCACTGACGACGATACCTTTCCCGGCCGGGGTGTAAATCTGCACCGGATCGGTCGCCGGTGCCCACTTTAGCTGCGTGGCGGTCCACCAGCGGATCATCCCAGGGTCCCCGGCGAGTGCCCGGTCGTACGCGGTCTTCGCCACGTTGAAGCCGGCGGTGGCGCGCCCTTCGGCTATCTCCTTGCGGTACTTGGAGCGCAGCGTCTTCTCGGAGCGGATGCCGATCTGTGCGCATATCAGGTCCTGCGGGAGGCCGACGGCCGAGGAGTCCTTGACTCGCTTGCGCGTCTCATCGGTCGGTACGTGCTTTGCGGTCATTTGCCGGGAGTGGGGGTAAGTCGTTGTGCCGCAACATCCTCGAAGGTCTCCCCCGTGTCGAGCTTCGCCTTCTCCTGGGTGAAGGTCTGCCAGCGTTTCACCGCTACGTCCACGAACCGCGGCTCCATCTCCATCGAGTAGCAGGAGCGCTCGCGCTTCGTGGCCGCGACCAGGGTGGAGCCGGAGCCTGCGAAGAGGTCCACCACCAGGTCGCCCACGTCGCTTGAGTTCTCGATCAGGAACCCGAGGAGGTCCACGGGCTTCGCTGCGTTGTGCTGGCGCTCCTTACCCGTCACGCGGTTCGTGCGGAAGAGGTTCGCCTTGTGGACCGGGCGCTGGCCGCGCTTGTTTCCGCTCGTCATGGCCTTCTGTTTGGGCAAAAGAGCGAAAAAGGCGACGAACTCGTGGGTGTTCGCGTAACTGTTACCGAGTCCTGCGCTGCCCTTGTCCCACACGATGCAGTTCTTCGGGGAGAGGCGCGCGGACTTCAGGCCGTGCCACAGCGTCGCGTAGCTGCGCCAGTCGCAGTGCACGTAGGCGTGCCCGAACTCCTGGAGGTTGTCGGCGATCACCTGGCCGAGCTTCTCGAAGAAGGGGCGGACCATCTTGTCGTCCGCAATGTCCGCGGCAATACCGGTGGAGGAGCCGTAGATCGCGTACGGCGGGTCGGTGAGCACCATCGAGGCCTTGGAGGTGCCCATCAGGCGCTTAAGGTCCGCGTGGTCAAAGCTGTCCCCGCACAGGAGGCGATGCCTGCCCATGTGCCACAGGTCCCCCGCCTTGCTGATCGCGTGCTCGGGGGCTTCTGGAACCTCGTCCGGGTCGCTGTGACCATCCCGCTCGGTCGGGGACCAGGTCATGAGGTCTTCGAGTTCATCGGCGCCGAAGCCGGTGAGGACGAGCGGGACCTCACCGGTGTCGAGGTCCTGCAACTCAAGGGACAGAAGCTTAAGGTCCCACCCGGAGTTGAGCGCGAGCTTGTTGTCCGCCAAGCGGTAGGCCTTGGCCTGAGCGGGTGAGAGCTTCGCCAGGAGGATGGTCGGCACCTCCTTGAGTTCGAGGAGCTCGGCCGCGAGCACGCGCCCGTGCCCTGCGATGATCTCGTTGTTCTCTGCGATCAGGACCGGATTGGTGAACCCGAACGCCTTGATCGAGGCGACGATCTGCGCGACCTGCTCGTCTGAGTGCGTGCGGGCGTTCCTCGCATAGGGTACGAGGTCCGCGATCGGTCGATAGACGACCGCCAGTTTCGTGGGTTTCGACAAGGGTCCTCCTCCCTTGGGTGGTAGCGGGGGCGGGAATTGAACCCGCTTCTACAGCTTATGAGGCTGTCGTGAGACCGATCCACCACCCCGCACCAATCACGTTCGCGTCTGATTCTTCCGACCTTTCTCGTAGACCCGGCCGCGCAGCGAGCGGTCGCCCGGTGTCACCGGATGCACGACCGGGTGCTTCGCGTTGCGCATCCGCTTCGTCTCGGTGTGGTCGTTGTCGGCCAGGCGCTGCGGCGGGATGGAGCTTTGCTGCGCGCCCTTGTCCTCCAGGGCGTCGTAGTCGAGGTCCCGATCCATCACCGGGCAGTACTTCTGGAGCTCGCGCATCACTCGTCTCCTCGATACCCGCTGTAGCCGTGGTAGGCCGTGCGCGGGTTGTAGCCGGCGGTGATGGGCGCCGTCACGCCGCGGGTGTACATCGCCAGGCGGTGCGGAAGGTCCTTGTTGTGGCGGTGCAGGATCGTGGCGTCGAGGTCGTAGTCGCCGCTGATCTTCGGTAGACCGCGCCACTCGCGCGGGGCGCACTGGTGCGAGCCGTGTCCGCCCAGGTTCGCAACATCGCAGGAGGCCATGTGCTCTACCCGGCCCTTCTTCTCCCGCGACTCGCTACGTGCTCGCATCGATCGGACTTTATGCGGCCTTCTTGCCGAAGTCAAAATACAGCTGCCCCGAGGACTCCATCAACTTGCGCGCCTGGCGGACCTCCGGGCTCGCGTCCCCGTGACGCTGTGCGATCTCATCGAACCAGCCGAACTGGTGATCATGCTTTCGCATCTCAAGCTTCGGCCTGCCGAGCACATCGAACAACGGATCCCCGGTTTCCTCATCGGTCACACGCACCAGGTGCGTGAGCTCGTGATCGATCAGGGCTGCGCGCTGGCGCGGGGTCGCTGCAACCCAGGCAGCGCGGTCGACCACGACCGAGGCGTCAGCCATGCCAAGGGCCCGCTCGCGCAGCGGAGTGATGCGCGCGACGGCGAGCGCGAGGTAGCCTTGGTGGGTGAGGATCTGATCGGCGCCTTCAGTGTCGAAGACGAAGAGCGTCGAGATGCTCACCTGGTGCAGGTCCTCGTTGTGATTCTCCACCAACATCTCGCCCAGCACGGTGTCAACGTCCGGCGCCTTGGAATAGCTCTTGCTCACTTGGGTTTCCTCCAGCGATCTGAGTGCGTGCACGTTGAGAAGTGGGAGACGTGCCTCCCGTGTTCGTAGTCGGTGTCGCCAGCCTCGACCGTATCGGCGTTCACCGGCATCATCTTACCGCTCGCGGTGCGCAGGAACACGATGTCCTCACCGCAGCTGCGGCAGGCGACCGGGTCGGTCTCTTCGCGGCTCACGAGGCCTCCGCTGGCTTGGACATCACTTCGCGCAGAGCCTTCTCCTTCGCGTGCTGCATGCATAGCTCCCGGCCGCGGTAGTCCACGCGCGCGCGGCCGCTACAGCGAATGCCGCCGAACTCGTCCTCGCGCCGGCGCGACAGCATCTGGCCGGACTCCCCGTACAGGTAGCGCACGTCCTTAGAGGCCACGGGCGATCTCCGAGGTCGAGAACCCGGGCAGGCGCGCGATGTGCACGATCGGTGCGAACCAGGTCTTGCGCGCATCGTCCTTCCACCCAGGGGTCCTGGCCGCGTAGTGCGTCTGCTGCGGGGAGTGATCGCCGCCCTTGAACACGACGTCCGGGCGTATCTCCATGATCAGCTTCTCCTCGCGGCCCTCGAATGGGACGACGGCTTCCGCGAAGCTGCGCACGTGCATCATGCGCTCGTAGAGGGCATCGATCGGGCGGTCTGCACCCTTCACCCGTTTGCAGTAGGCGTCGGTGTTGACGGCCACGATGAGGTAGTCGCAGCACATCCGGCAGTGCGTGAGGAAGTGGCGGTGCCCCTCGTGGAAGAGGTCAAAGCACCCGTTCGCGAATCCGATCTTCATCCGTCCACCAGGTTGAAGAGCGGCGGGTAGTGCTGCGGTGGTTCGGCCGGCGATGGGGTGTTCTCGCTGTCCCACGCCCACGCTGCATCGAAGAGCGCGTCGAGCGAGCACACAGACGTCCCGACCTCACCGACTACGATCCCGGCCGCGAGGTTCGCCAGACGCGCTGCCGTCTCAAAGGTCCCGCCGGCCGCGAGCGTCGCCGCCACCGTTGCAACCACCGTGTCCCCGGCACCCGTGACGTCGAACACGTGCCGCGCCTGGGCCGGGATGTCAATCGACTCCGCAGTGTCCAGGACGGGGGAGACCTTGATGAACTGGTCGAGGCGCAGGCCGCGCGCGCCGCGCTTGAGGATCATCGCCCGCACCCCTCCTGGGTAGCGCTTGCACACCTGGATCCACTCCGCCTCGTTCGGGCAGATCACGTCCGCGTACGCGTACTTGGCCCAGTGCGGGCCCTTGGGATCCACCACTACCGGGGCCCTGGTGTTGCCGATCACCGCCTTGCACAGATCGTGCGACAGCCACCCCTTCGCGTAGTCCGAGAGCACCACGACGTCCGGCGGGCGAAGGCGCAAGTGGGTCGCGATGTCCTCGACATCCCTGGCTGTCGGCAGGAGGTGCCGGTCGTGGTCCACGCGGAATAGCTGGTGATGGCCGACCATGTAGCGCAGCTTCATGGTCCACGGACGCTCCGGGAAGCACGTCGTGACCTGCAGCCCGAGCGCCTCGAGGTTCGCCGCGACGTTGTCGGCACCGCCGCGGCGCACATCCGTGTGCTCGCCGACGAACACCGGGACGGGCGCCTCCTGGCTGACACGCTCGACGCGCCCGAAGCGGTAGATGTCGTCCATCGGGTCACCGATCACGAGCGCGCGCTTGCCGGCCCAAGCGCTCACCGCGTCGCTGATCCTCACGCGGCCTCCGCTTGAGGGCGGTACACCGCTGCTATGTGGCGCGCCAGAGCGAGAGGGATTTTCGCCATCATCGCCGAGGCAGCTTTGCGCTTGACGCTGCCGCTGCCGTGAGCGGCAGGACCAAGGTCAAACCATGCTCGCCCGCTGGCGTGAAACTTCCGACCGTCGGGGTTCTGCCCGTGTCCGCTTGTCGTGTTGTGCGCGACATTGAACCAGCTGCCGCCCTGGTTCTTGATCGCTCTAGTGGTCGGCATGAGCGCCGGCACATCGCCCCACAGGTGGAAGCTGCCGAAGTTCCACCGCGAACGCCCCACCCAGGGCTGCGCGCCTCGGCCAACAGTCCCTCGGTCCAGCCGCCCAGGCCACAGTACAGGTCAATGGCGAGCGGCTGTTTCGATGTCACCGTCGCAACTCCTGGAGGATCTGCGCGTTGGAACTCTCCACCGCGGCCAGCCGCTCCTCGAGGCGCACGAGGTCCGCGCGCAGGGTCTCGAAGCTGTGCGTCGCGCGCTCGTGTGAGTCCGCGACCTGCTCCATCGGGATGTCGGCCAGGCGCAGCGCCTCGGTGTTCGAGGCGATCGAGTGGCGGATCGCTTCCAGGTCTTCCCGTACTCCGGAGAACTCCTGGCGCACGAGGATCTGCAGAGCCTTACGCACGTCCGGGGTCGCCGCGAGTTCCTTCGTCGGCACCGCCGGCTGCGGGCCGTGCGCGGCGAGCTGCGCGACGCGCTTGCGCTCGTGGTCCTCTGCCGTTTCCCCAAGTGTCCCGACGACGGCGGCTAGCTCTGTTTCCACTTCGGATCCTCCCCTTGCGGCAGTTGCAATTCTAACCCCTCGCACAGGAGGTGGATCACGAGCGCGTGCGCTTCCTGAATGCGTGCCGTAGATCGTGACGGCACAGAAATATCCACATCGGGACCGCTATCGAATCCACGTGCACCCGATAGTCCCAAAGTGGCGAGCCCTTGGTGTTTGGCCTTGCGAATCGCTTCGTTGACATTCGCGCTCTTCCCCGAGGTTGAGATCCCAACTAACACGTCCCCGGGCTCGCCCAGCGCCTCCACCTGGCGCGCGAACACGTAGTCGTAGCCGTAGTCGTTCGCACAGGCAGTGAGCGCGCTGACATCCGTGAGTGCGAGGGCGGCAAGTGCACGCCGGTCGGTCGAGAAGCGCACTGAGAGTTCGGCGGCGAAGTGACTAGCGTCCGCGCAGCTTCCGCCGTTGCCGCAGAACAGCACCTTGTGACCCCCCGCGACCGCGGCGAATAACATCTGGACCGCCGGCTCGAAGGTGAGCCCGAGCACCGCTTCGAGGCCGTCGATGGTTTGCTTGTGCTCATTGAGCGCTCTACCCCACAGCATGGCGGATCCAGTGCACCACGTTCCACAAGACGAACGAGAACCCGATGATCGCCAGCCACCCGATCGTGAAGATCAGGAACCAAAACAACGCAAGCGACCACCCGTGCAGCCGCTCGAAGTCTTCCTCGGTCATCGCACGTCTCCTTTGCGCAGGATCGTCAGGCGCAGGCGCGGGTAGCGCGCCTCGAGGAGTTTTTGCTTCACCCGGAACACGGCGGTCTCGAAGCCCTTGCAGTCCTCGACCGTCACACTGGCGCCTTTCGCCGGGATCGTCCACACCACGAGGAAGTCGGCCACGTAGCGCACCCCGCCCCCTAGGTCAAAGCTCGGCTGGCGGATGAACCAGTTCACCACCCCGGCCTTCTCCATCGACACGAGCTCCTGGTACCTGGCTGCCTCGAGCTTGGAGGCGAAGCGCAGGCCGTCGAT